AGCAGCTTGTGCTACGTCAGCCTGTAGTCCAGTATACTTACCAGTTAGTGAATCATATTTATTTTGTAAGGTACTATACTGACCACTTAAGTCGGTAATCTGGGTGCCATACTGGTTGACTTTATCTTTAAGTGGCTTTGTTGCTGCTGTAAGTGCTTCACTTGACGAGCCTGATTGAACATCAGATAAAGTGTTATAAAGTGTTTCGTTCAGTTGTCCACCTTGAACAAGTCCACCTGTATTTACGCTGTTTTCCCCCATGTAGTCTTTAATGTCAGTCCATGACGCACCTTGTTGACGCATGAAGTTAACATCAGCTGTACCTACATGTTCTCTCTGTTCTGCTTCTGTATCATGGGTTCCCCATCTAGAAGTTGGAGCAGTTGATGCAAGGTCAGCGGCTAGTGAACCTTCTCCTGCTCTATTACTTTCTGCTACTCTATCACCAGCATTAGCGAGAGCTGCATTAATATCACTTATCGAAATACCTTGAGCTAAAGCAGCGCTAACTGCTTTGTGCCCAATCATTTTAGGTCCGCCTTCTGTTGTTGCTCCGCCAGGATTAGCGTCAAATATATCCCAAACGTTTGCCATAATTACTCTCCCCCTCCACCGGGTTTAAATGAATTTGTTGGAGCAGACTTAGCTTCTCCAAAATGTTTAATACTATCAGGTACTTCTACCTGCCTTCTCTTAATATTATCTAATGTTGGTATACTTGCAGGTTTAACAACTGAGATAGGTGTGTCGGGTGTTTCCCAATCTGACTTACCTTTAGATTCACCCCATAAATCAGGTACATCTAAGTAAGTAGCTTGGTAAGGTGTAGCAGTATCAGGATCAAACTGATCTACATACTTGTTGTCCCATGTATCTGGTAAACCACCGTCGTCGTCTTTATCCTTTGCTTCATGAGTCTTAGCATAATCAAGGAAGTCAACACGTTGACTAGTAGTTGGAGCATCATGGCTTCTATCAGTCAAGTAATCCTCCAGAGTAGTAAAATCAGCAGCAGGACCACTATCTTTTGCATTTCTATAATCTTTAAAGGCAGATTGATAAGCATTGTCATCATAGTAATGAGCCCAGTCTACTTTACCTCTGGTCTGATGTTCGTAGTGTGCGTCAGAACCTACAGGATCTTTTTCAAAATCATGATCAGTCCAGTCTCTTACTAGATCAAGACCCCAGGTAACACCACCGCTAACGTCCTCTGCATCTTCACCTAAGACACCATCGTAAGTACTGTTATCATAAGGTGCTTTATCTCCAGACCAAGCTCTGTCCTTAGTACCATAGAGGTCATCTATGAATTGAGTTTCATATTTGTTGGCTGTATCATCATCTATTTTTTTGTTGCCTCTAATAGCTGATGTCTGTGCATCACTTAAATCTAACTTATCTGATTTGACATCGACTTCAAATCGATCCCAGTACCAGTCTTTATTTGGCATTACTTATTCCTCAAGTCGTTTGACCAGCCACTCCACGACGGAGCGCTGGCCTGCTTTGTACATTATACTTGTGATGTCTTCTTTGGGGTGAGGATTAACGATGGGAAAATTGTTTTCCATCTCTTGAAGAATCTTGTCGTCTACCCGAGGGCCAAGTACAGCCTCAAGCATATTGTGGGAGGTTTGCATTCGAGTGTTCAAAGAATGCTGGAACTCTAGCTGATTTCGTCTCAGAGAACTCAGGCGCTTTGCCTTCATACATTAAGCGATCACTAGCATCCAGCCAGAATTTTTTGTCTAAATATCTATCGTAGGTACAATTACCTAGTGGTTGAAGTACCCAATTAATGGTGGCTTTCCTAAGTTTATCCAGAGAAGCACTAGGAAATAACCCCAGCTCCCTACAAACAAGAGAAT